CGCCCACCGGCAACGAATTGACCGTCTTATTTTTCCATGCCACGACGCCGCCCAACAGCTACACCCGTCCCCTCCCCGGCGCTCTTCCGATCACCCCCGCCGCCCCCGCCGTAGAATTGAGCGCCTGCACCGCATCTGCCGCAGCCCGCCACGGTGCCAACGCCCGCACCAGGTCATCAGCCCGCGCCGCAGCCTCCTCCAGCTCGCCCACCGGCAACGAATTGACCGTCCAATGCACCCAGTCCACCAGGCGGCTCACCAGCCACATCAGCCGCATCGCCGGATCCTCGTGCGTCAGCACCCGCGCCCCAATCACAGCATTGAGCGCCTGCACCGCATCCGCCGCCGCTTTCCACGGCGCCAAGGCCCGCACCAAATCGCCAGCCCGCGCCGCAGCCTCGGCCAGCACATCGGCGCCCAGCCAGCGCTCCAGCCAATCAACCCAACGTACCAGCCCCACCGCCATCCAAATCAACCGCTCGCTGCCTGCCTCAATGCGCGTGCCGCTCGCCCCTGCCACCGCAGTCACCGCATCCGCTGCCGCACGCCACGGCGCCAGCGCTTTAGTCACCTGCTCAGCGCGCAGTCCGGCCCCGCGCAGCACATCCGCGGGCAAATAATCCACTAGCCAATCAACCCAGCGTACCAGCCCCGCCGTCATCCTGATTAACTGCTCGCTGCCTGCCTCAATGCGCGTGCCGCTCGCCCCGGCCACCGCAGTCACCGCATCCGCTGCCGCACGCCACGGCGCCAGCGCCGCGCTGATGCGCTCCGCAGCAGCCTGCAACTGCATCATGCCCTCGTTGCCGCCCAGCTCAATCTCCAATGCCGCGTTAGCCGCCGCCAGCTCACGCACCAGCGCTACAATACCCTGCCGCACCGCCGCCACCGCGCCCACACGCAATGTTGGCGTAATCATCCCCTCCATCAACTCCATAGCGCGCGTCCATGCGCTCGCCATATCGCTCACCAATTTGGCTGCCGTCTGCATCTCCGTAGCCTGCTCGATCAAACCCGCCGCGTGCAGCTCAGCCACCGCCTCGCCCCAACTCGTCACCATCATCACCAAACCATCCAGCATCACCGTCAATGCCTCGCGCCAGCCCGTTGCCGGGGCACCGTATGCAGCCAGTGCATCAAACGCCTCAATCGCTCTGTCCACCATCGTTGCCAGCGTCTGCACTGTTTTCGCCGCCTCCTGGAGCGGATCAACAATTTGCGGTCGCACCTGGCTCCCCGCACCTCCTGGCCGCGTCATCTCAGCCAGACCCGCAGCCACATCGCCCACGCCCACGGCTACATCGCCCACACTCGCCTGCCACGCCTCGAACGCACTCCCCGCCTGATCAGCCGCCGCCACGCCTGCAGCCTCAATGCCTGCCATCGCTGCCTGCACCTCGCTAATTGCCGCCGTCAGATCAGCAATAGATTGCGCACCAGCTCGCGCCCGGTTAAATGCCATCGCCGCAGCCGCCATCGACGCGTACCCGCCCACCGTGGCCTGCGCCATCGCCCGCATACTCGCCACCACCGTGCGCACCTGCGACTGCAACTGCGTAATCAGCGTGCGCAACGTGATCATATAGTACTGCCGTGCCGTGGCGTACACCGCCTGCTGTCCGGCCTGCTCTAGTTTAATACGTCCGTTGTAATAGCCTAACGCCGCGCTATATTTCGCCTGATGCGCCGTCGCCAATGTTTGCAAATCAGCCTGCGCTCCCGACACCTGCAATGCCGCCGCCTGCGATTGATACGCCGCATCCAAATATAACAAATATTGATCACGCTCCTGCTCGATCTGCACAATAGCCTGCGCATGTCCCGCGTACGCCTCAGCCAGCTCGCTAAACGTACCCAGCACGCGCACTCTACTGTTCGCCGCACCCGCCTCGTTGATCTGTGCGATTTGCGTCCATGTCTCGTCCCACACCGCTGCCATCGTCTGTGCTGCCGGTGTCACCGCGTCGCTGATCACCGTTGCCGCCGTCTGCGCCGCCTCTGCCTGTGCCTGCCACCGTTGCGCAGCCACCTCAGTTTGCTGATTGAGTGCAGCCTGCGCCTGGATAGCATCTGTCCAGTCCGTGTCATTAATCGCCGCATAAGTTTCCTGGAACGCCGCCGACCCAGCGCGATATGTATCAATCATCTCTTCTATCCGCTGCCCGCGTTCTTCGAAACTCATCTCCCCCTGCAACAGCGAAACCAAATCAGCAAGATAGCCCCTGAGCAGTCCCGCTGCAAATCCCAGCTCCTCAAAATTAACAACAGTTAATTGGATCTGTTTTCCGATGGTCCCAAACACCTCAGACCAAAAATCAATATCGAGCGCGTCCATCAACTCACGGAATTGTTGCGTCGTCCCGCCGACATCCACCTGTGCCATCACCTGCTGCATGGCAATCATACTGTCAGCGATCATTCTGGCTTGTCGTGCCACCTCCGGCGCGATCTCTCGCGCCAAATCGCGCAGATCCTGCAACAGCGGCTTCAGTGCCTGCGTCATATTCCCCCCAACAGTAGCTGCTGTGTCTGCCAAAATGGCGTTCAGCGACCGCTGCGTATTAGCCCAGCTGCCCGCCGTGCGCGCAGCATCGCCCTGCGCGTCCGTGGTCCCCGCATAGATCAGGTTCAACCGTGCCATCACTTTCTCCTGCTCATCCGCCGCACGGATCCCACCCTCAATCCCCATGCGCATCAATTCCTGGTCAAGCGTCGCCTCTGTGATGATAATGCCATATTGTCGCACCGCCTCATGGTTCCCCACCAACGCGCTGGTGAAGTTGTTCATCACATCGCTGTCCGCTGCATTGTTGAAGCTCGCCACGTCCGTCGCCAGCGTCGTCAAGCTCACGCTCAGATCCGCCGCTCTTTCGCGCGCAAAACCCAGCGGCACAAACGTGTCCTGCACGCCGCTGGCCATCTGCTGCAACTCCACCCGGCTGCGCCCCACCGCCTCGCCAAACGCGCCTAGCTCGCGCGTCACCCTGTCACGAAACTGGCCGAACACCACGTTATACTTGCCCAACATCTCCTCAGCCGCACTGCCCGCAGCGATCGCCGCACCCGTCAACCCCTTGATCTTGCCAACGATCACTGCCGCGCCAAAGGCAATCCCCAGCGCCCCCAACGCCTTTTTCACACCATCCAGCGACGCCCGCGCCCGCTTCTCCATCGTCTCCATCGCCCCGGCCGTCTTGCCGCCGCTGCTTTTCGCCTCTTGTTCCAGCTCGCGCAGTCCGCTGGCCGCACCACCGCTGCGTCCTGCATCGCGCGCCATCGTCTGCAACGCCTGGCCTGCATCGCGGCTCATTGTCTGCATTTCACTCGATGCAGTGCCTGTCGTGCGCTGCACCATCGCATCCAGTTCACGCAGTCCGCTGATTGCGCCGCCGTCTTCCCAGCCAGCCACAACTCCCAGGGTCGCCGCTTCGATCATCACATCACCACACAATCAAACACAATCCAAAGGGGGTCATCCGACCCCCTCCTTATGCCTTACCGTCTTTCAAAAGCTTCTGAGCGCGGGCCTCCGCGTTCTCGCAAATACCCGCCCATAGCAGCCACCAATGCCGCGGGATTTTCTGTGCCACTGCGGGTTCCAGCATCTCCCACGGCGGCACGACAAGATACCGCCCGCCGCGAATTGGCTGGTAGAAATCGGGGCAATGCCACCCCTCACCCCACCAATCCTCACCCTGGCCGCCAGTTGCCAGAAAACTCGCCAGCTCGCGCGTTGCAGCCTCCGCAGCGCTTACCGCGGTCGCCGTGCCCGCGCCCGCCCATTCGACAAGTTTTTTGCCGGGCTCATGTCCGCCATCACCGCCTGATAGATCGCCAGGATGAAGGCAAACGGCACGCTTGCCAGGGTCTCACGGGTGATCTCAACCGCCTCTCCCTTCTGCGTCACCGGCCACGCCACCAGGCCCGCCGCCAGCTGATCCACGATGCTGCTGCGTTGTTCGCTCGCCTTCAGCAAGTACTCCGTCAGTCCATTCGGGTCAGCAACATAAGCCACATCGCCGTCCACAGCCAGGAAACGTTCAGATTTCGTCTGCTCCAGCGCCTCCACCATCAACTCGTGTCGGTCAGCCTCTGCGCGCTCAGTGCTGTTCCAGGTGAACGCACCAGGATTGTACGCAACCGGCGCATCAACATGCGAACCGTAGTTGAACGTCGTCTCGCGCCGGTCATTTTGCAGATCGGCAATCTCCATCACAAAACTCTTAGCCATAACCGCTCCATTCTTCTTGTCGCACTGCCTACACGTCCACCGCGTAGGTATTGTCAATGTCGGTGATCAGCTCAATCTGGAACGCATACCCTGCGCCCGCATCGTGCACATTGGTGTAGCCCAGGCTCACCGCCACCGCGTCATCCTCGTCCACTTCATCGCCAGGCTGAATAAACTCCACCGGCAACGTCAGTTTCAGACTGTGGTAATACGTGCTGGCGATCAGCGGACCGGTATAGGTCAACTGCAACCACTTGCGTAGATTCGCCCGTGCCTCTGCCACCAGCGTCATGCTGGCCGCGTTTTTCCAGAACTTCACCGTGCCGCCCAGATCCGGGGCCAGGTTGGTCTGCTCGCTGAAAGAGGGGTCGGCGTTGGCACTGAAGCGCGCCTTATGCGCTGCATTGCAGTGCCACTCCATGTCCACCAAACGAGTTTCCGCCGTCGCCGTCGCCAAACTTGCCAGCGCCGGAGCAATCTTCAGCACGCCCTGGCTCGCCTGGATCGGCACAGCGCTGATCTCCACCGCGCTCGGCGACAGCGTATGACCATCCGTACGCTTGCTAGCATAGGCCGTCGCAGTTGCGGTCACATCCTCGCGGCTGTGGCTAATGCCAAGCCCCGAAAACGCCATATGCGTCGCATAGCTCGCCAGCATGTTGTCGCCACGCTCCAGCGTGTACGTCTTGCGTGCAGCAGGTACAGCATTGCTGTCGAACGTCCACGTGCGCTTCCACGCCGCCGAAGTCGCCTGCTGTTGCGGCGTTGCTACGCCCAGCAAACTGTCCAGCAGCCACACCAGCGCCCGGTAGTCCGGCGCCAGCGTCACCGGCACGTTGCTCATCTCGCGGTTACCGCGCTTGGTCAACGTGTTAGCCCGGTACCCCTCTGGCCGAAACGGGATCGCATCGCCACCCTCCCGGTTCAGCCCCAGCGAAAGGCTTTGGAGTATCCACTGCGCCGCCACCTGCGTGCCCGGCGTCACCTCCATACCGATCTGCGAAACCTGTAAAACTTTGTCACCTGCCATCATCCAAACCTCCAAACAATAATTGAGCGCCGACCAGCAGGCCGGCTAGCTTACCCGAATGCGGTATACCCCGCCCGCGTGGCGATATGATTCGCCGCCAGGTCCGGTCTCCGTCATCTGAAACGGCCGCACTCGCACCGCACTCCACACAGCGCCATCGGTCAGTGTCGCCTGCTGTTTGTGCAACCGCGCAAAAATCCGTTGCTCCAGCGCGGCCAGCGCACCGGCCGTGCTGGCCGTCTTATGCACCCCCTTCACCAACCATAGCGTTGGCTGCCAGATAATCTCCTGGCTCGGCCCGGTGGTGTTGAGCGTGTCACCCGCGTCCAGCAAAGAAAACACAACGTACGGAAACCGTGTGCCTGGCGGCGCCACGTCCTGGCTGATCCCGCGCACACCGTCCGGCAACGTCGCCACCATCGCTGCATCACCGCTCAGTTGCTGATAAATCCACTGCGCCGCCAGGTTGATCTCGCCTGCCATCTACATCACTCCATCGCGATAAGTCCACATTATCGCTACACCGTCGCCCACGTCTCCGTGAGCTGCACGTCAGCCGTGCCGCGGCAACCGCGGCTGTTGCCGGCCGCGTCCAAAAATTTCACATCCCAACCCAGGCCGCCCGCCTCGTCCAGCGTCGCCGTCAGCTCATCGCTCAGCCACAGGCCAATTTGCCCTGCTGTCGCCTGCACGCTCATCCGACCATCCGCCGCGTGCCGCGGCTCCAGCAGCGCCGCACCGTGCAGCCATTGCAGCCCGTCAACATCGTCATCGCTGGGGTTGGACGTGCGCAGCCGCAGCAGCGCCGCGTCGTCAGCCTCCGCCGCCGCGCGCTTCAGCGTCCAGATCGCCGTCACCCAATCGCCAGGGATGTCCACGCCCGACACCGTAGCCTCAAACGTCAGCGCCCGCGTGATGGTGAGGTGTCCCGCTGCGCTGGTCGCAACCTGCGTCACCGCCGCGGTGTTCAGCGCAGCCAGCCGTCCCAGGATCGCCCCCGCCTGACCGCCCGCGTATGCACCCGGCAGCACACTGGCCCACGCGTCCGGCAAAGCCAGACCCGCGCAAACCTCAGCTGCAATCGTGGCCGCATCCATAGGTGGCGGCACAGGATCAACCGCCACCTCGCCGAGCACCTGGACATGGCCATGGCCACCATAATCCACACCGATCACGATGTATCCCCCCGCGTCCGGCACGGCCACACCGCCGGACACAGCAAAAATCGCGCGGCCCTGCACCAGCGCGTCGCTCTCTGATATACCATCATTGCTCCATGCGGAGACCTCCGCTCGGTCAATGCCCAACACGCGGTAGACCAGATTACCATCCTGGGCAATACTAAGGCTTACATCAATGATCAGGGGTATAGTTTGCATGACTAAAGCACGAGGAAAAAGTAAAACATCCAATAGGCAGTAGGATTACCCGCCGCGTCTATAACAGCAAAGTTGTAACCAGTATCCGCGCCATACACCGCAACGCGTATGTCCTCGAAAACATAATCGCCAACGGCCTGCGCAAAGCAGGGCTGGTTCACGATGAATGGCTCGCTCACGCCGACCGCCTTTAAGTCCAGCGCCGCGCCCGAAACTGCCCCTATCACCTCCCACTCCATGCCGGTTGTGTTGGTTGTGATGTGAAGATATGGAGTGCTGTTGACGTTTGACATGATCGTCCCCGCCAGCACACGCGGCCCAGCTGCCGGCTGCCACGTCGCACCGCCGTTGCCGTCAGCGGTCAATACGTGCCCTGCGGGCACGCCGACCGCCTCTATGTCCTCGATCGTCACACCACCGAGTTTAAAAACTGCCATCATACACCTCCGAAAAAAGTTACTTATCGCAAACCCTCCGGTCTGCTCACCGTCCTACCGTGCGCCGGCCGCCTCAACCATCGCCCGCTGCGCGCGTCGCTCAAATCCCGCGCGGGCGCGCTCACCGGCCGGTGTCATGTACGGACGCGGGGCCATGCCAGCCACCGATGTGGTATAGCTCACCTCGTCCGGCCGCAGCGGCAATGGCCACGCCGCGCCCGTCGCGCCCGTGCCATACTCCAGATACGGCGCGATCTCTGCATTCGTATACACCAGACCCTCTGCGCCGCGCTCACCGTGATCCTCCAGCCGTTGCTGCACGCTCGCCGCCAGAGCGCCCATGTCGCGTGCCGGTGCCTCACCCGGAGCGCTGGCCTGATGCCAGCGCTCACCGCGGCGATACATGCGACCGCTCTTCGGCTCGCCCATGGCCACCGCAACGTTCGTCTCGATCTCGTCCAGCGTTTCGCGCACCGCCTGCGTCAACGCCCGCGCCAACTGGTCGCCCAATTCCCCCAGTCGGTTTGTTTGCAGCCTGACCGTTACGTGCATGGTGTCACCGTTGTGATAATGAACGCTTATCGTTACTCAACCGCGCGGCACAACACCCGCCGCACCGCTTCCCAGCTCGACCGAGCCACGTGTACCACCTCCAGCACATCGCCAGAAATCGTCAACGTGTCCTGCTCACGCACATCACTGCCCGCAGGCAGGTGCACAATCCAGGGCCGCACCACCGCCATGCGCTCAGCGATGCGCTGCTCCGGCTGGCTCAACGTGCTCACCCGCCGGCAGCGCAGCGTGCCCGCCACCTGCGATGCATCGCCCCAGCCGCCCATCCCATCGCTGGCCGCCTCACCCTGTCGGGTAACAACGGCCATCTCGTTCAGATTGGCCTCAGCCACGCGCCGCAGCCGGCGCAGCATCGCCTCGTTCATCGTCCCAGCTCCGGCAGCAGATGCCCCAGGCTGACCATCCCTGCCGTCAAGCCCTGGTGAGCGCTCGCGCCCGCCGTGGTCAGACCGCGCTCGTACGCCGCCGCCTGCTCGCGCAGCGCCGCCGCCGTACCCGTCAGGTCCTCAGAGATTTCAGCGTCTTTCGTCGCCCTGGCCACTGCCGCATACTGATTTGCCAGCACGCGCAGCACCGCAACCACAGCCGTGCGCCATGTTCCCCCAGCCGCCACCGCATCTGCCAGGAAGACGCGCAACTCCTCATCCGAGAAATTGCTGCCGTCCGGCCGTGGCCCGGCGCCCGCGGTCGTGTCGCCAATCGCCAGCCGCACACGTGCCAGGTCGCTGCTGAGATTGCTGGAGTTGTAGGTAACCGCCATCAGGTCGCCTTTTTTCTGGAGATGGGAACGGCGGCCGACGCCGGGGCTTGCTCCATCAACACTCTGACCACACTCTCCACCAGCTCAGCCGCCGTCTCCATCTCCATCGCCCGCAAAATCTCCGGCTCGCGGTGGTGCGGCACGGCTGGCACCGCAATGCCCAACCGCCCAGCCAACACCGTCGCCGCGGCCATCAACCGCTGCTGCGCCTCATCCCGCCGAATTGCAATGCTGCGCGCCGTTGCCATGCTGCACCGCCTACACGTACGCCGTGGGGATGGTATAGCTGCCGCCCGTGCCCAGCTCCATCACCACGCCGTTCAGCCGGTTGCCCACGCCGTAGCCAAAACGCGCACTGTAGTGGCTCTGGGTGAACGGATAGACCTGGCTCTCGGCCACCAGTTGCAGACCGCCCGCCAGACCCGTTTCCACCGGATCCTCGCGGCGCAGCAACGGACACGGCGCATCCATGTGTACGGCCATGATGTAATTGGGTGGCATATATCGCCACTCCGCCACCCACACCCCGGACACATAGCCCAGCACCGTGCCCGGCAGGTTAGCAAACGCGCCCACAGCCTGCGCCGTGTCATCGCCGGGCTGCACAAACCGCTGTGGCACCTCGCTGAAATCGTTCAGCGCGCCGGTCAGCGCCCGTTGCGCCGGGTTGATGAAACAGACGATATTGCTGCCACCCGTCGGCGCACCGAAATGCTCCTCCAACTCGTCGCGCATAGTTGCATACGGATCGTTGCTGTTGCTGATCGCGCCGGGCGCATAGCCACTCACCAGATAGTGCGTGTCACCCATCTCCGTTTCGCTGCCCAGCGTCGGCGGATAGACCACGCTATCGCCGTTGGCCAGCGGCTGGATCGTCAGATCGCCGTGGATATCGTCCACAAATGGCCGCGCCGTGTTGTTCAGCAGCGCCCGCAGCATCTCGTGGCGCACCGTGTTCAGATAACGCAACTGCACAGATTGCACGTGGCGGTCCAGGTCCTGCGTAGTCATGTACGCATACGTAACCCGATCCGCTGCCACCGCATCGCCGAATTCCTCCAGCGGCAGCGCCACGCTCCACTCACCCGCCGCCCGCACCGCGCCAGCCTGGCTCTGCGAGCCTTTGCGCTGCATCCGTCCGCCACCAGGCAGCTTGTATTTGATCGAATACTGCGGCGTAGTGCGCTCCACAAACACACCCTGCGCCGTGGCCACGTTGTCCGCAAAATCCGCATACACCTGGTTGACCGCGTCGTACACCACCTGCTGGCCCAGCGTACTCAGAAACACCCGGTCGCCGTCATTAAGGCCCAAAGCCCCATAAATTGCACTCATCGTCCTGCTCCTTACACTCAAACTCAGCCCACGCTGGCTAGCTCACCGCGCCCAGCGAACAATCCACATACAAAACCTTGGTGCCCGCCGCATCGGTCAAACGCACCACGCGGCCCACAATGTTCGTCGTTGCGCCCGTGTCCAGCAGCGCGCCCGGCGTCGCGCTCAGGCTCACCGCCGCCCCGGCATCCAGCCCACTCAGGTCAAACCCGAACACATGGCCGCGGCGCAGCACATCCAAACCCTGCCCCGGCCCCGCCCGTTTCAGCGCAACACCCCACACCAGGCTGGTCTCAGCGCCGTCGTCCTCATCAGCCAACCCCATGCGACCGCTGGCCGCAATCTGATACACCACGTTGCCCGCCTCGACAGCTACACCCGCCACCGCTGGCCAGATTTCTGCCTTTTCCGGGAACACCACCGCCACCTGCGTGGCAGTTACAGCCAAATTACCCATCTCAAACCTCCTACAATTACAATGTCAACGGTTTGCCCGACGCCACAGAGTGCGCCGCGCCCGCCGGTTTTTTCCCCGCCGGCGATCCGGGGTCAGTGCGCTGCGTATCCAGCATATACGGACGCTCCTTGGCCAACGCCTTAATCACAGCCTCCGCACCGCTGATCTTGCCATCCTCACCGATCGTCAGCGTAGCCAGGTCAACGAACAGCGGCAGATCCCCCAGCGCATCCGCGCGGAATTTCGGTTCATGTGCCCGGGCTGCAGCCTCCACCGCCTGACGTTTGCGCTCGTTGTCGAAACGCTCTGCGGCCTCAGCCAGCTTCAACTCCAAATCAGCCGCGCGCCGCTCTGAATTTTTGTACAACTCTTCGAAGCGCTGCTGCTCACGCAGTTTAGCCTCTTCCGCGTCCGCCTGGGTTTTGGTCACCTTCGCCAGCTCACCTTCAGCCCTTTTCGCCCGATCGAGCAATTGCTTGAACCGCTCGTGCTGAAAAATCTCATCCCAGCTCGCCGGCGGCGCGTCCGAGCTGCGCTGCGGTTGACCTTCCTCCGTCGCAGCGGAGGCGGCGTTGCCGCTGCCACCACTGCTGCTTGCGCCATTGTCAGCCATCCGCACAATCCGCATACCGTAGTTGTTCTTACGCATTCGATCCATTGCCCATCTCCTCGCTGTTGCGGGTGCGACCCGTGGGTACTGCCGAACAAAAGAAAGCGCCCGACAACCCTGTGCAGAGTTGTCGGGCGCTCATCTCCCGATGCGGTCGGCAGCCTGTCTCCTGTCTGGAAAGCGCAGGGTACCGATCAGCGATCGTTTTAATGATAACACACAAAAAACGTCATGTCAACGGCGGCAACAGCGGTCGCCACGTGCGCACCGCGCCGCACACCATACAGCTCAACTGCACGCGCTGATTGATCACCACGCCCCCCAGCGTCAGCGTCAGCGCCGAGGTCGTGCCCAGGGTTGCGCCGCAACGACGGCAATACAGCGTAGCCGTGTTTTGCGCGCAAAACGTTGCCGCAGCCGCCTCTGGCGATAACTCCCCATTATCGCGAGGGTCATTGCTCATGCGCCACCAGCTCCCGCAGGCTACGCTCCTGCCATGCGTTGCCCCATACGTCATCCTGATGCAGTTTGGCGATGTCGCTCAGGTCGAATTTGCCCGCCTGCCAGGCCGCAAAGCGCCCCTTGCCCAACATCAGCCGCTGCACCTGCTCAGGCTGACCGCGAAACCAGTCCAGCCCGTTCGTGCCTGGCAGCGTCGCTCCCTGGCGCGCCGGTACAGGCCGACAACGCCCCTGGTTGTGCTCCTCAAACGCCGTCGTCAGCGGGACCCACACCCCATCTTTAGCCAGACACGCCATGCAGGTGCGTTGGCTTTTCGCCGCCACCCGCAGATAGCCATCCACCGTGCCCCCTGCGCGATATTGCTGCAAGCTGGCCTCGCGGTACACCCGCAGCGGTTCCGTGCGCGCGCTGTTGATCGCCGTGCGTGCAGCCACACCCAGACCATCGCGCAATGTCGCCGCCGTTTGCCGCGGCCCCAGTCCGCGCGCAATCGCCGTCACCAGCGCATCCATAATACCCTGCGTCGCCGCCGGATACAGCCGCGCAAAATACGCGCGCAGCGGTGAGCCATCAGCCACATATCCCACCATTGCCTCCAACGCCTCCACTGGCAACACGTCGAAACCACCCGCCACCCCGATGCGCGCCAGCGCCGCTGCGTGCTCAATCCCAGCCCATGCCATCCAGCGCTGCTCCGCACCGATGCGCACCGCAGCCCAATCCGCATACAAGCCGATCTGCGCCTGGGCCTGTTGCTGCAAATCGAGGTAACGCCGGGACAGCCGCACCAGGTCAGCCGTCACCGTCTGCCCCGCGGCCTGGCGGCTCGCGATCTCATCGCTCAGTGCGGCCAACACCTCGCCCAGCCCGCTCTCCATGCGCACCCAGGCCGCCGCCATCTCCCGCATCGTGGCGGCCTCGCGCACATCCAACGCACGCCGGAATCGCCGCATCACGCGGATAATCTCAGGATCAATCGCCTGGCTCATCGCCTGCGTCCTCGTCGTCAGTCTCATCCGCCGCCCCACCATCGCCTGCATCAAAGCGCCGCCGCGCCGCATCCAGCATCATCTGGCTCAAATCTGCCTGACGCGTGCGCTCCTGCTCCACCTCGCGCAGCAACGCACGGATCTGCGCCTTGCTCCAGCCGCCCAGCTCACGCAGCGCCGTTGCCAGCGGCACGCCCGCCGTCACAGCGTCCCTGATTATCGTCCAGCGGTCACGCTCCTCGCTCATCTGCTCCGCATTCGTCCGTGGCAACACCGGCCGGTTACCGATCGCATGATCCAGCGCCCCGCGCCCGAAACTATCCATACCGAACCCCGCGAATGCAGCATCGTAGCGCCCCGCGCCCGCAATGGCAATTGCCATTTGCTGCGCACGCACCAGCGCCGCATCATGCACCGCCCGCACGCTCTGAATGCGTGCGTACACATCGCTGTACGCACGTCCCAGCGCCTCGCCACTCATCCCCTGTCGCAACGCCTCCTCCATGCGCAACTCGCTCAGGTCAGCTTTGATCTCATCGAGCTGTCCCTGCAGCACCGCCAGTCCATGCTCCAGGTTCAAATCGCCGATCATCGGCTCAATCCGCGCCTCAGACGGTGGCCGATTTACGTACAGCACCGGCACACCGTCCTCGCTCTGCTGCACCTGCACATCGCCTGCCTGGATGCCATATGCAACCAGCGGCGTGTTCACCGCCTTGCCCACCTGATCGGCGATCTGGCTGGCCAGCGCATTGGCCGCATCAATTTTGCCCTGTGTTTTGCCATAGCCCACCGCCCCCCACCCCTGGCCCACATCGCGCCAGGGGATATGCACCGCGGGCACAAACGTGTAGGGCACCGTCCAACTGGCTACCGCCACCCCGTTCGCGTTGGTATTTTCCGGGTATGCAAACAATTTGCCATCGCGAAACGTCTGCACACGCGTCCACTCACCGCCCCACACGCGCGGGTGCTCGGTCACCTCGCGGTAGGTGTAGCCCGTTCCACGCTCATCGCGGGTGCTATACTCCACCACCAGCCGTTTGATATGGCCAAAATCGTCCCAGTCCACGTCTGCCACCTCGCCGGGCCAACGCACACGCAAATAACAACGCCGGCTGGCCGGGCGATCAGTCACCACCACAAACGCATCGCCCAAGGTCGTGCTGTGCAACGGCACAATATCGCGCCGCGCAGCCCAGTTGCTCCATTGCCAGATTTTGGCAATCGCCGCGGGCAGCGCGGCGTTGTTCGCGAAGATCGGCAACGCGCTGGGCATAGTTTTGCCGTCGCCTGCGGCCAAGTCCAGCGGTCCACCCCACACATTGGCAATGTAAAAATCCACATATCGCCCCACAGGGTTGCGCACCCCACGCGTATAGCGATACAACCGCGCAGCCCCCTGCCCATAATTAGCCGCGTACGCGGTCAGGTCGTCGTAGGCCGTGTTCCAATACAACCGCCAAAACCATTGATAGCGACGCTTACGCCCGTCGCCAAAGCCATCACCGCCCGCAGGCGGATTGCGAAATGCGTGCACTGCTGCCATAACTCTGCTCCTTACACTTGCCATCGTTATCCTCACACTGTCACACCTGCATAGTCCGTCAACGCGCCCAACGCGCCCTGCTGCACCGTGGCCCTGTCCGCCAGCCAACCAAGAATATATCGCTCAGCATCGAGGAGATGATAGGTCTCCTTATCCTCAATCGTCTCCGTCGGCTGGTCAAATTGATCCAGCTCACGGCTGTACGTGCGTTTTTGCTCCAGATATTGCGCCAGATCGTCAAATACATAGAGCTGAGCCGGCTGGCCGCGGTGAAATGCATAGACGCGGTCAATGCCCACCTCCACATCGCCGATCGCTGGCGCGCGCACCGGCAAGCCACCCCGCTGGAACTCGCGTCGCCACTGGCCCTCCGATTTGCTGCCACCCACGCACTGCGGCACACCCGCCTCACCGGCCAGCAAATGCCTGGCGTGCTCCTCGGCCGTGCGTCCGCCGGCCAGGTACTCGCGGTAGGCATACACGTCGCCCGTGTCCGGATTTTGCGCGTAGAACATTCCCGCGGTGTTCACCCCACCGAAATCCAGGCCCAGATAGCGCGGCCAGCGCGGCGGCAGCGTAAAGCGCGGCACCAGGTGCTGCGCCTCATCGAAACTATCGTAGATCAGTCCCGCCGGGCGCGTGAACAGCGCGCGGTAAAACAGATCAAATTTCCAGCCGGGCAACGTGCGGCGCGCCCGCTCGAATTCCGCGCGCGGAAATTGTGGATTGAGCACGCTCTCAAACCGCACCACATCAATGTCCGGATCGCCCCGCCGCCAGGCGTCCCAAATTTCCGTTTTCAGCCATCCCAGGTTATACGGCGTGGTGGTGATCAGCACCCGGCCCTGTGCCAGGCTCAACCGCCGCAAAATCGCCTGCCACGAACCCAGCTTGAACTTTTTCTGGCCAGCCTCGTCCAGCCAGGCCGCCTTGGCCGTGGCACTCTCCAGGCTCTCAGGGTCCGCCGCGTAGCCGAAAAACACCTGCGTCAACGGATGCGGCTCGCGGCTCGCGCCAAATGTGCGCGAGCCGCCAAAACTGCTGAACGTAAATTTGCGCACCGGATTGCTGACATACGTGCCCAATTGCAGCCAGTCCTGAAACAACCGCTTGAATTCCGGCAGCGCTTTCATCTCTAAAAGCGGGAATGTGGGCGTCACCACCATGTAGTCGCCTGGCCCGCGCCGCTGAATTTCGCGGTACAGCCAATGCGGACCGAAACTCGTTTTGCCTCCCTGCGTGCCCGCCAGCACGCAAACAAACCGCCTGTCGCTGCGCCATGCCTGTCGTTGCCCGGCGTGCGGGTGCAGCCGCATCCGCCCACCAGGCGCAATCTCCACCAGGTCACGCGCCATCGTCCGCCTCCTCGTCATCCGCCAGCTCGATGATGCTAATCGGCGTCATGCTCACGTTCATGTTCGCGCTGGCGCGATAATCCCCTATTATCTCAAGGTACATCCGCCGGTCAGCGTGGCATCTGGGGTCTGCTGTGCTGGCCACAGTCACCAGCGCATCGAGCACATCGCGCCGGTGGCGCATCAGCGGCTCCGCCTGCAGTTTGACAATCCGCTCCTCAATCTCGGGGTTTTGTGCGCGCCATTTGCGGATCGTGCGGTCCGAGGTCAATCCCAAACACTGTGTCGCCAACTCATCCTGCGTAGCAGGCCAGCGATCCCGCGCTGGCGCGCTGGCCCAGGCCATGTACACCGCCTTGCGCCAATCCCAGCCCTCGGCGCGCAGCGCGCAATAATCCTGCCACCACACCGCCTCCAGCACCTGCTCCCCCTTGCGCAGCCGCTCAAAGGCAGCGATGCTGGCCGCCTGGCCAGGTGTCGCCGGCGACGCGGGGAATGCGCTGTCTTTGGATACCCCTGCAGCTTTCGCCTCAATCCGTTCTATCAATTCGATCACCCGTACCAAATCCCGGCGTGCCTTTTCATCACCGGTCTTCTCCCGCTCGTACAGCCGTGGCAACATTGATTTCAGCAGTGTCAGGTTCAATCCATCCATCGCTCGTCTCCAGCACAGGCGTTTGACCGGTGAATATCGCCCAGCGCTCCAGCGCCGCAGCGACATACCCCGGCGAAAGTTCGACAGCCCGACACCGACGACCAAGCCGTTCACATGCAATAATTGCTGTACCAGAACCGCAAAACGGCTCATATACAATACCAGTCACTGGCATATGATGAAGCAATGGCCGCTCAAAACATTCTAACGGCTTCTGGGTTGAGTGAATAGTCTTGCTATCCTGACCGCCAGCAGCAATCTCCCATACCGTAGTGGTATGAGAATCAAACGCAACCAGCGTGTCAGCATCCACCCGCGCAGCAAACAAATCAGCCTGTGGCTGCCAACCATCTACAACCTCAGCCCATACCGTTTGCTGCTTGCGTCCGCCTGCCCAGCCCGGGCTTCTGCCGCGACGGACCGCATAGAAGCAGGTTTCGTGACGCCAGTGATACTGGCCACGGGATAACGCAAATCGGTTCTTCACCCAGATGATTTGCGAGCGTAGCTCAAAACCGCACGTTGCTAATGCCCGCTCCACCGTTGCCCCCAACAGACCTGCATGCCACACATAGGTAACATTGCCTTGAAAAAGGCGAAATGCCATCGCCCAAGAGGCGCGATCATCGTTTTCGACCTTACCCATACGCTCAGAATGGCCCAAGCCCGCTGCAACACGCCACTCAGGACTATACTGTACACCATAGGGTGGATCAGTAACCATAATGTCGGCGACCTCACCGGCCATCAGACGCGACACAACTCCAGGATCGGTACAGTCGCCGCAGATCAGCCGGTGATCGCCCAGCCGCCAAAGTTGCCCCACTTCCACCGCCCACTTCGCCCGCAGCTCCTCGGCCCGATCCACCTGTGATCCAGCATCTTCGCCCTGCTCGACGCTGCCCATAAGTGCCACAAGTTCATACAACCATTCCTTCGTACCTGCGGCCAGCGCAGCCAGCTCTTCATCCACATTATTCAGCTCTGCTGCAAGCTGAGCCAACGCAGCCTCGTCGGGGTCCGCCAATCGCGCCAGCTCGTTGTCAGCTGCCAAAAACGCCAATGCCTCCGTTTCGCTCCACACGCCCGTCATGTCGCTTGCCCGCAGGCTCTCCCATCCCAACCGTAGCCCTGCCTCCACCAGGCCATGCCCCGCGATGATCAGTCGCGGCGCGTCCGCCTCCACCGCCCAGATCACGATCTCCTTAGGCTGACCAAAGCGTTTCAGGCTTTCCATCAACCGCTTGATCTGATCCTCACTATGTCGGTTATAGTTGCGTGGATGCCCACGCAGCTCACAAATTAATACGTTGCTCACACCATTACCTCCGGCATTTGTCCAGTCATCACCGCCCAACGCTCTAAGGCCACAGCCACATAAGCAGGAGACAGCTCGACCGCACGACAATAACGGCCCAGCCGCTCACAGGCAATCAACGTCGTGCCGGAACCCGAAAACGGCTCCAACACCAGATCTCCAGGATTGCTGTGCATCTTGATGCATCGTTCTGGCAGTTCAAGCGGGAACATCGCAGGATGGTCGTCATTAACTGGCACCGTGTTGATTTTCCACACACCAGCATACCCCCACTCGCGTCGCTCCTGACGGGTCAACCGGCGCACAAAGCGATGCGTCGGCCCGGCCAGGCCAACGATCCATTCGTATTCGTTTAGTTCGATGGCACCCTCATCCACTCCGACAGCCAATACATGCTCATACTGTTGCACCGGTTTATTGCTCACGAGATGGTACGGACTAACGCCGAAATTCAAGCCCTGTTTCTCCCAAATGCGCAACCATAACACGCGAAAACCACACTCCCCGAACATAGTCACTGAATAAGCCATTGTTGGTTCGATAAACTGACCGCCAGTAGCATACAGATCACCGATCTGCCAAACCACCACAGCCGTGCGTTCACAAAGAATACGAATACACGGACGTACTGTGTCGAACCAAGTCTCAATACCCTTCTTTTCGTATGCCTTCCCAACCCCATAAGGCGGAGAGGTCACTGCGAGTTGTGCACGTTCGCCAGCAAGCACCCGATCTACAACTACAGGATCGGTACAGTCGCCGCAAATCAGCCGGTGATCGCCCAGTCGCCAAAGTTGGCCACCTTCAACCCGCCACTTCTCGCGCAGTTCCTCGGCCCGATCCATCTCCGCTCCTGGGTCGTCGCCTTGCTCGCGATGGGCCGCCGCTGCCAAAAGATCACGCAAGCGACCACTCGTACCTGCGGCCAGCGCAGCCAGCTCTTCATCCACATTATTCAGCTCTGCTGCAAGCTGGGCCAACGCAGCCTCGTCGGGGTCCGCCAATCGCGCCAGCTCATTGTCAGCTGCCAAAAACGCCAATGCCTCCGTTTCGCTCCACACGCCCGTCATGTCGCTTGCCCGCAGGCTCTCCCATCCCAACCGTAGCCCTGCCTCCACCAGGCCATGCCCCGCGATGATCAGTCGCGGCGCGTCCGCCTCCACCGCCCAGATCACGATCTCCTTAGGCTGACCAAAGCGTTTCAGGCTTTCCATCAACCGCTTAATCTGATCCTCACTATGTCGGTTATAGTTGCGTGGATGCCCACGCAGCTCACTCAAAAGCGCGTTCATATAGACTCCAGCGGAACATTCGGAACTTGACCCTCACGGCTAGCTGCGTTTCAGGGTTTAGTGATGTTGGCTATACGAAAAGCTGCGGGTTGCTGCATCTGGCGACACAGGTATTTCGAAACTGCCCGCTCCCCGAATTGCCACTGCCTCGCTGCTGATAATTTGGCGTACCACGTCCCAGACAAATCCTTGGAACTGCTGTCGGCTGATAATGCTGTGCAGTACCGTCTCGTCGTAGATATAACCCGCCAGTGCCCGCACATCGTCCTCGTGCACCACAGTTTGCAATGCATTAAGGATGGCCTGCGCCGCCGCTTGAACCTCCATCCACACACTCGCTGGCAGCGATCTACGCAGGTACATTCCCCCGATGATCCCAACTATCACCACGCACAGCACAGCGATCACCAACATAACACCCTTATCCATCTCACACCTCGTCAGAACGTAAATTTCACAATCAACACTCACAGTCTATCACACTCAAGATGCGTTTTCAAGTACTGCGCAAAAAACCATCCCCTTTTGTTACGATAATAATCCCTTATCGCAGCAGGTCATTAGCAAAACCTACAATCGATATTGTAGACACTTACAATTTCCTGACATCTGCGGCGATCATCTCCTGTAACGTTGTCCGCCAGTGACTGCTGGCGGTAGCACTGAGTTACTGCCGCCGAGCGCGAGAGGGATGCCAAAAATCTCAGCGGTTGCACTGAGTGCGGCCTGAACTCCAGCGATGTACGCGAGGGTGGTCTGATCGTCTGCGCTGACCTGCTGCACGGTCAGTACTACGGAGCGCTCAACGCCGCGCAGGATATTTTCGATGTCCTGTTTGTACCACACCATTTGACCCATTTTTTTCCTCCTTGTTGTTGTTGCTGCTGCTGCGCTCCTTTTGTGCACGATTTGAAAGCGTCCAACAGCAGCAACAACAACACTATAACCATAAATCAGTCCGAAAATAGCTCCGACAAACCCGCCCAGACGTCGCTCGATTCGGTCACATCGTAGGTCTGCAGCCCTTCGGTCTGCCCGGGGGCAATGCTCTGCATGGCTGCGCGAGCCATGTCAGGGAAGAGGCTGCCAAAATTTGCCGGTCGCTCGACGTTTATGAGTTGCGGCGCGTGGGAGATGCGACCGTCGAGTACGCGTTCCCTGATGACGGTTTCGCGCTGCACCGGCTGCGCCTTGTGAGCGTGGCGGCTGACGGTGACCTTGGCGATGCCGGTCAGCACGACGCGCGCCAGCACTGCTAGTCCGACCAGCACTGTGACCATGAGTATCCACGCGCTGAGGTCGTGGTAGACCCGCGCTTCGCCCACTGTGCTGAGCATCTGGCTCAGCACGCCGAACAGCACGACCGCGAGAATGATACAGATCAATGCTAAGCCTGCACCTATGCGTGCCATGTTTTGCCTCCTTAATCTTGTAGTCGCTTGGCGCGACTGTAGCCGATGCTGTACTCGGCCATGACCTCGCGCACGCCTGCGCCAGCGGCGAATGCGGCGCGTACGGCGGCTTCGTCTACGTCCGCAGCGTTCCAGCCGGAGCCGCCACGGCGTGGCTCAATCTCTATCGCGACGGGCATATCCAGTTCTGCTTGGTCTCCGTAGGTCAGGCGTCGCCAATCGTCTGCCTGCAGCAGCGGTGCCTGGATGCGCACCGCGTTGTGGCGCACCAGGTAGAAGTCGCCGCGACCCAGGAGCTTGTCAGCCTCTGTGCCGCTTTTGCCGCTGGTTACATATGCCAACGTGCCACTGGCGACCCGACCCACCAGGCGGGCTGGCATGTTGTCCATTGCCGCGCTGGCCTTGTCTTTGGTCGCCTGCTGCGATGTGAGCACCAGATGGATGCCAACGCCACGACCGGCTGCGGCGATGCTATCCAGCATTGCGTCGGCCTCTGGCGCGTATTTGATGAGCAGCGGCACTTCATCAAATAGCGCGACGATTGGCGGGTTGCTTTCGCCGCTCTGCATACGACGGTCGAGCTCGTTGATTAACCAGGCCAGCAGACGCCGTGCCTCGCTGATCGAGCGTAGCGGTGGGTGAGCCAGCGCAGCCAGACCATGCAGCTCGTCATGGTCGCGCTTGGGACTGTAGGTCACCAGCCGCACGGCTGGTCCGTTGCGCAGCGCCAGCCACCACATCAGCCAACGGCCCAGCTCCGATTTACCGCTGCCGGTTGCCCCCAGAATCGCCGCGTGCGGGCTGCTGGGGTCAGCCAGATCAAGCAGAACTGGCTCACCCAAAATGCTCAAACCGACCGGCACGGCCAGGGGTGAGAGTGTGCGTTGTGCGGCAACGACGCTGCGCAGCAGGAAGTCGGGCGTGAGCGCACGCCGCAGAGCGATGGGTTTTGCCAGCACGATCACCAGGCCCTGAGCGGTCTGGTGAATGCTGGCGGCCTCGACCCCTGTTTTTTCCGCGAGGCTGTCAGCCAGACGTCGCACCTGCTGCGGCGTTGTACCGAATGCGCCCCGCGCCAGAAGCGACCAGATCTGCGGCAGGTCGCGCGGGAGTGTGACGGCGGCGTTCACGTTGTGGGCGCGCAGTTCGAGGCTGACGATCTGGTGTAGGATATGAGAGTCATATCGTGCGCCGTAGAGGTTCATGGTACGACCACCTCTGCGCCGAAAATTTTCGCCCCCAGGTCTCGCGCTATATCAGGCGCGGTGCTGGCCAGTGTGGCCGCTGTTGTGCCATCGGGCAATAGCAACAGCCGCCACGTTGCCGCCTTCGCCCAGACAGGAGCGGTGTCCGGTTCCAAAAATGCGCACGTCACGTTGTGACCACCGCGTCCACACTGGCCGGCGCGATAAGAAGCACAATCGGCATAGTCAGTCGGGCGGCCATCGTTCACACCTGCCAAATACAACAATACCGGCGCGCATGTCTGGCGTCCATCGAACATCCTGCACTCCACCACCGGCACTGTTCCCAGTATATCAACCTCCAAAACATCCACCTGAACTGGCATATTCAGTATATTTTGCATCTCGCACCTCGTGCCAAATAAAAAGCAGCCCCCGGCGAACCGGGGGCTGCGCGTGTTGCTTTAGCTGCACGAATTGTGTATAATTCATCCAGCTAAAGCGCCGGTACCCTCGGCTGCTACGGTTAGACCTGGTACAGTGCTCCAACACTGTACCAGGTCGTTTTTTATTCAGTTACACGCGAGTACGTCTTTTGCGCGTCTCCACCTGCTGCGTCCAGATAGATTCTTGGTGACGCGCCAAGCTGATTTTTCCGACTCGATCACATTGCGCGACAACAGTCGCGCTGGCAACCAGTGCGGCAATGCGGTCAACGTCATAGTCAGGTCCCATCAGCTGCGCCGCCTCTGCGAGCGACAGCCAGTCAGGAGCCTGACCCCAGCGAGCAAGTGTATTATTCATCATACGCAGTGCCGACGGGGAGATTTGAACTCCCACGACCTTGCGGTCACCAGATCCTAAGTCTGGGGCGTCTGCCAATTCCGCCACGTCGGCTTGAAAACAAGCTGGATGTACCCCCGATTCTGTTGATGCCGTCATCTGTCTCTCGGAGCTGCGGACAAGCCGGCAGCTCTGAGGCCGGTCCTGGCTGACCAGGTGTGATCTGGCTGCGCCGTTCCTGCTGCGACGAGACCGAACCCCGAAAGGCCCGGCCCACTCGCCTTGCTCCCAGTTGCACGCTCGCCCAGCCGACGCCATTACTGCCGCCGCTGGTAGGCTCTTACCCTACCGTTTCAGCCCTGACAGGCCACGCAAGGCGGCTGTGCCGGGTTTGCTTTCTGTTGCGGTTGTAGTCGTTGCACGATAATGGTGCAACGCCCTCACTTGCTGTTTCGTGAGGCAACCTTCCCGCGGGTGCGGGACGGGAGTCGGGAAGTTCCTCTGACCGCGCTAGGCGCAGCCAGCGACGACTCTCCAGCTTGTTATTCCTGTTGTCAAGGTGCTGCAACTGCTAACCGGAAGATTATACCATAGGGAGAGGGAGAGGCAAAAGCGAGTTAGGCCCTCAGCTTGCCCTCACCCTAGCCCTCTCTGGTTGTGTATGGATTTCGGT